GGTACAAACTTGAATACTAATGGCTAATTATCAACCTTCGATTCTGCTTGATGCTATTGGACTGATAACCGAAGGGTTCAATAAGCACGAACTTCGCCCCGGCTATTTCGGGGCAACACAGGCCTTTCTGAAATACCGTGACTATTCCATACCGGATTTGTCCACCATCAGGAAAAGCCCGCAGCGCACCACTACGGTTAAATACCTGACACGCACTTCCCAATCAGCCGTAACCGCACGTTCCTGTACGGTGACCGCTTCATTGGGTGATAGCGCAACCTCGAATATTTCATGGGTAACTAAAGGGTTCACCTTGTATGAAAGTGCAAAACTGTTCGATAATAACTTCTATTCCGCCCGTCAGGCATTCGTCAATGACCTGTATAACGGGATGCTTGACGCACACGAAGACCTTGAAACGGCTGCCGTTGCTTACCTTGAAGCCAACAAAACAGGCGTAAACAGCGGTTCTGCTTTCATGGGTACTTTCGATTCCACAAATGACATTTTCGATGTTGCCGTAGCGGACAAAACCCGTTATTACAACTACCTGAAAACCGTCATGCGTGAAAACAAGTACCGGGGTGAACTGAACGTCATTCAGAACGTGGCTGCCGATGCTATCATGTGGGAACAGATGGCACAGGGAATGGCTAATGCCGCCAACCAACAGTACCAATATCGTGACCTGAACTTCATCGAATCTAATTATGTGACCACCGCAAGTGATTACCTGATTAATTCGTATGCTGTTCCGGCACAGGCTATCTCGCTGTTGGACTGGATTCCTCCGTTGAACGCAGGCGGACGTAAGGAGGGTGCTTACGAATGGACCACGATGGGTGACATTTTCGGACTTCCGATCACCTGGTCGGTGTTCAAAACGACCGAATGTGCTAACACTACCGGAATTGGCGGTGACACACAGGATTTGGTTACGAAGTACGAGGTGACTTGTGATTTTGGCTTTGTGAAAGCCCCGATCACTACCGCAGACGAAACCGTGATTTACAAATTTGGGCTGAAAACGACCTAAGTTTCACTAATTTTGCAAAAAAAGGGGGAATTTCTTTGGTTTTCCCCTTTTTTTGTTTTAGTTTCGTGATATGGATGAACTTTCACGGTTAGCGATCCTTCATAGAACGGACAAAATGGGTGGTCATACCTACTGCCCTATCTATTTTTCGTACTTCAGCCACCTTCGTAATGAACGGTTCAACCTGCTTGAAATCGGATATGGCGGGTATAATGATCCAAACAAAGGCGGAGAATCAGCCCGTATGTGGTGCGAATTTTTCCCTAACGCTGAAGTAACGGTCGTTGATATTATGCCTAAGATCGTCTTTGATGAGCCGTTCATCTTTAAGCAAGGCGATCAGACGGACAAAGCATTTATGCAATCGTTGGGATCATTCCGGGTGATTATTGACGATGGCAGTCATCGAAGCGAAGATCAGATCGCTACCTTTGAAACGATGTTTCCTTTGATGCCCGATGGTGGGATTTATGTGATAGAAGACACCCAAACGTCCTATTGGAAAGAGCTAAGCCCCGGACGGACGGCCATGCAGTATTTCCAACGGTTGACAGACGGGTTAAATTATCGGGAAGTCCGTGAAAAACGGGAGCCAACCTATTTCGATCGGCATATCTTTTCGATCCACTTCTACCACAACCTGATATTCATATTCAAAGATGACAACACAGAACCGTCTAATTCAGTCACACATGACTGATGAAGAATATAACCGACAGTTACGTTTTGCCTTAGATGAACCCGAAAGCCGGTTTTCAATCTTTATGAAACGGGTTGCCGGGTATCGGTTTTTCCCTATCGGGTCACCCGTTTGTGTGCCTAAATACATTCTGTTTGAACGGTTTAAGCATTTACCGCATCAATTAGAGCAGATCGAGCAAGGACTTCACCCCGATTATCGCAGAGTCTATAAAGTTGAATTTGATAACATACAAGAAGAACAATGGATTTCGCAGTCGGGATCACAACCTATAACAGACCCCAGGTCTTAGAATTTACCCTTTCGCAGTTTGATAAGTTTGGTGGTGACATCATCGTCCTTGATGACCATTCCAAAGGTGGTTGTTCAAAGCGTTGCATACGGAACAAAAAACGGTTAGGTATCGCCAAGTCCAAGAATAAATGTATTTCGCTTCTGAAGGACTATAAGAAAATCTTTCTGTTTGACGATGACTGCTTCCCTATTCAAGATCGTTGGTGGGAGATTTACAAAGGCGAACACCACTACGCCCATGCTTCCTATCCTTCGCAATACGTTAAAAAGTATGTCGGAAAAAACGCTTACTGGAACGGGGCGTTAGGCTGTGCAATGATGATTGACCAAGAGGTATTAAAGACGGTCGGAGGTATGGATTCTAAGTTTGGACTTTATGGGTTTGAACACGTTGAATACACGATGCGTATCTACCGGACGGGATTGATACCGTATCCCTGGTTGACCCCAAAGAACGTACAAGACTATATTTGGTCGTTTGACGCATTGGGAAGCTATGGCGGGTTCGTGTGGAAGGGCGGTTCTTCGATCCCTGAAAACGAAAAGAATAAACTGATTGCACAAAACGAAATTCTACTGAGAAATGGATCTGGTTCGTTGGGATTCCGCAAATTTGATTGACCTTGTGGTTGTCAGTAGCGGACGAACCAAAGAATATGTCCGTATGACGCAGAACTGCATTGATTCCTTTCACCGCACCTGCTTAGGCCGGGTGTTTGTAGTGGAAGATTGTAATGTAACCTATAAACGTGCAACCACAATCCCACAACGAAAGCCCTTTAACTACAACCAATGCCTGAATTACGGTTTCCGGTTGACGACAAATGATTGGGTGTGCTTTGCCAATAATGACGTTACGTTCTTGGAAGGGTGGGCTTATTGTGTTAACCGGGGGTATAAGTCGGTTAGTTGCCTAAACCCGGGTTGGAAATTCCACGAAGGGATGAACGGTGTTCAGGAAGGTTATCGTATCGGATATGAACTATGCGGATGGTGTCTGATCGTTCACCGGGGGATCATTGAACTGATCGGGGGATTTCCTGAAGATGTGCGGTTCTGGAAATCAGACGACCTATACGCTGATGTTCTTAAACACTACGGGATTAAACACGCTTTAGTTGCGAATTGCAAAGTAAAACATAACCCTTCGACTACGTTATTACGGTCTAAGGACTTGAAAGAGTTAACTTCAGGGCAAGAAAAAAGTTACTTAAAAGCAAAAGAGAAATGGACATAGAAAAAAATTCATTGTTTCCTGTTTTTTATGATGGAAAACAATATTACGAAAAAGATTGCGATGATGTTTTTTTATCGTTTTATCATTGTAGGGAGGCTCTAAATTATAATGGAGGCGTGTATATGACAGAGGATTTATGGGTATATCCAGATGGTTCAATGAATGAATTTTAATAAAATCATGGACATAGATTTCTTCTCGATTGATAACGGAGTGTTTTGTGACCTATTAGGAAAATCCGAATTAGACATTACGATTACTCCTTCATGTGAAAGTCCGGCAAAAGTCTATAATGACTTTATCCGACATTCACAGGCACAATACATTTGCTTCTGCCATTCGGATGTGACTTGTAGTGGCCTGAAGGAAGCCATTGAACGCACCATTAAGGCGCATCCAGACTTCGGTGCATTAGGTGCTGTCGGATCGAACAAAGGAACGATTTGGGGTCGCAAAGGGCTTATCCAGGAAGTTGTCACAGTAGATTCCTGCTGCATTGTGATAAACACCGAACACGGATTATTCTTTGATGAAAAGACCTTCGATTCGTATCATTTGTACGTTGAAGATTATTGTATGCAGACAAGGGAATTGGGTCTGAAGAATTACACAATAGATATTAACGCCTACGAATGGAAAAACGGATTGAAACCTGAAGTACCTTATTTTTGCCATCATTCGCATACTTGGCATCAACTTGGGGCTAATTGGGGGTCGTATAATACCTATAAGAAACGATTGGTTCAGAAATGGCCTGATGTAGAAACGACATGAATATAAGCGAATTACAAAAAATAACGGGTGATGTTTACGTCTTAGGTTCGGGAAGCTCCTTAGACTACGTTAAACCATCGTTTTTCAAGGGGAAAACCGTTATTGGGATTAACCACATTCATAAACTATTCCCTGTAACCTATGGTATCAGTAACCATTCTACGGTTGTTCAGGGAATGATCGACAACCATGTCTTAGGTATTTGCCCGGAATGGGACATGGGTATCTATGGAAGAAAACGTGCCAACCTAAAGGGAAACTATTGCACTTTCAAGCATAAAAACAACTTCCTGTATATTTTCGATCAGCGGCATATTGGGTATGAAGATATTGATTTCAGCGATTTTGACAACCCGGAAAGTTTGATCGTTGGGGCAACCACTTCATCGGCCATCCATCTTGCACAACGGATCGGGGCAACAACGATTATCCTTTGCGGGATAGATAACGGAATGATTGACGGGAAGATAGGCGTTAAGAAATATCCTGCAACGAACCCACAGCATATTATTGACTTTGAGCCACAACTAAAGATCGTATGTAATTTCATCCGGTCTAAGGGAGTGGGTATTTATTCCCTGAACCCGTTTATTAATCTAAACCTGGAAGGACATCGCTTTGAAAATTGTTTGCTGGATTCCTAATGTCTATGGCGGAACCGGGTTATACCGGATTCGTATGCCCCACGAACTACTGAACGATGAAGTGGTATTTACTAATTCTACGCTTTACCAAGACTTGTTAGGGGATATTCTGTTTGTGTCAAAGGCATATTTTATGGCCATCATGCCGGAACTTGCCCGATTGAAGAAAGCCGGGGTTAAGACAATTATTGATTATGACGATTATTGGGTCTTACCACAGGACCACATTTTATATCCGCACTACAAAAAGAACGGAACGACCAAGATTTTGGTCGATGCGTTAAGGGAGTTTGATTACGTTACAACCACTACTGAACTGTTACAAAAGGAAATCCGAAAGATCAACCCGAAATGTGAAGTGTTTGAAAATGCTATCAACCCCGTCTTGGAACAGTTTAAGCCCGAACCGTCTAAGTCTGACAAGGTTCGGTTTGGATGGATTGGCGGTCATTGTCATTTGCCGGACATTAAACTATTGGAAGATACCCCGGAACGGTTAATGGCAACTGAAAAGAATTGGGAAATCTATCTTTTCGGGCATGACGGTAGGAAAAACAGCCCGTATGATCGGTTTGCGGATATTCTTTGCAATCATGGGAAAACGTTAGACCACTTGAAGGTTTTTCGCATGGCATCGGTTGAAACCTATACCCGGTTTTATAACTTAATAGATGTTTGCTTAGTGCCGTTGGTTGACAACAAATTCAATAACCTGAAATCTGAACTGAAGATGGTCGAAGCGGCTTTTTATAAGAAAGCCCTGATCGTATCGAATGTTTATCCTTATAAAAAGTGGGCAAAAGCGAAAAATTGCCTAACTTGTGATAACAAAACCGATTGGGTTAAGCACATGAAACGCTTAATGGATAAGTCTTTACGGGAAGATTTAGGCAACCGGTTGTATGAAGATTTGCATGAACGGTTTGATCTTAGAATAGTGAATAAGCGAAGGGAACAGTTTTATGAAAGCATTGTTTAGTTTAATCGCTTATTGGGTTTGTATATCATTCTGTATAGTAGATCGTTCTATTGTTGCTTTGATTTTTGCGATACTATTTTTTGAACTTTTTGGATATTTGAATGCAATCGAAAAAAGAAAACAAGATGTTAATGATTCATCACATTGAAAGTCCTGTTCAGGGATCGGTCAACCTTGAAAAGATTGAACAGGCACTTGTTCGGGGAGAAAAATTAACGTTTGATGACGGGCTGAAGTGTCAGGAACTTGTCTTTCCGCTTTTAGAAAGATATAAGGTTAAGGCTACGTTCTTTGTCAATAACCGTAACGACATGGAGCGTCACCGAAAAATCCGTGAACGGTTGGGGGAACAGTTTTATTCTGTATTCTTTCAAGCACACGACAAACCTGATTATCCCGAAACTTTCCTGTCAGAATACGACTTTTATACTGATAACGACAAAGCCTATCGTTGGGTCAGGGATTTTTCAGACCCCGAAGGACATGACAAAGTAATGGATTGGATCAGCGACCAAACTGAAGTGCCTGAATTTATTGATCCACAAACAGTTGTTGACAACGGACATGAATTAGGGCTTCATTCGACTACGCATCCCCGAAGGATGGACTTGATGAAACCGCACCTTCAGTTCGATGAATGGGTTGAAAACCTTGCGTATCTTCATCAGTTTCAACCCCACATCCGGTTTGCGTCCTATCCGATGGGACGGTATAATGAAGTCACAAAAGAGATTTTACGGCAATTAGGGATTGTAGGGGCTTACACTTCAAGTGCCTTTTCACATGGAAAATATGAATTGCCACGAACAGATATAAACCAATGGGGATAACGGTTTGGCTAAACACAGTAAGGGATTAAACGACTAAACTTTCAGATTATGACAACACAAATTAAAAGGCAAAAACTTTCGGATAGCACTAACCCATTATTGGGTTTA